CAGACAGGTCAGCCAGACTGGTGGGGTCGGTATGGATGGGATCAGTGCGAGCCCCTATCGGATGGGTTATCAGCTGATTAACAGAGTGCGTGGTCTCATCCAGCCGTATTCAAGTCCAGCATCTCTGGTGGGCTAATGCCAGCAGCAATAACTACACTTAGATCAACCCTAGCAAGCACATTAACAAACGCTGGAGTATGGTCGGTCTTTGCTTACCCACCGCCAACATTACTGGCCAATGCGGTTGTTATTACACCTGGCGATCCCTACATCGTACCCTCTAATAATGATGAAGTGAGCGTTAACCCATTAGCAAACTTTAAAGTGCTGATAACAAAACCAGCCCTTGATAATCAGGGAAACCTAACTGGCATGGAAGATTATATTTTAGCAGTAGTTACAAAACTAGGTGCTGCTACTTACCAAATGAACATCTCTAGTATTTCAGCGCCAGCGATGATACCCGCAGCAAGCGGTGATCTTCTAGTATCTGAAATAACTGTATCAATCCTCACGAGTTGGAGTTAATATGAGCTATAAAGGATTTACTGAAGAAGACCTTAGATTTCTGGCTAGAATAGGCCAGATTACCGAACCACCAGCAGCGGTTAAAAAACCTGCTATAAAGAAAGAAGAGGAAGAATAATGGCCGTATTTCTAAGCAATGGTGCGGTTGTTACCCTTAACAGCGTTGATATTTCTGGCGTTGTTACAGGTGTCACAATTAACCGCAGCTTTGATGAATTGGAAGTCACTGCAATGGGTGATAACACACATAAATTTACAAAAGGTCTGGAGGCATCGACAATAACCTTAGAACTATTGAACGATACCGCAGCATCTGGTGCCAATGCCGTTACAGCTACACTTGCAGCAGCATGGGGTACAACTGTACCGCTAACAATTAAACGCGGATCAGGTGCTATTAGCACCACTAACCCTGAATATCAAACCACAGTGTTGGTAAATAACACACAGGATCTAAATGGATCTGTTGGTGACATTTCATCTCAGAGCATTACATTTACCTGTAATTCAGTTATAGTAGTTGACGTAACACCTTAATTAAGGAGTAATAATGGCAAAGCTAAAGATAACAAGGGCTAATGGTGAAGTCACGGAACACAAGATAACACCAGGTGTCGAATACGCTTTCGAATTAAAGTATGGATCAGGCATTAGCAAAGTCCTACGCGAGCATGAACGCCAGACCGAGATATACTGGTTAGCGCATGAGTGTTTGCGTAGGTCTAATATTACGGTGCCTGTATTGGTATTGAGTTTATAGACAGCTTAGAAACTGTCGAGGTATTAGACGAAGAAAAAAAATAGTACAGCGTGATTCCATGCTTTACACAATTGCAGCATTAAGTGTAGAAACTGGAATTGCGCCACAGGCTTTCATAAATATGGATAGTGAGATGTTAAAAGCAATTATCCAGGTTTTAAGCGATAGAGCAAGGGAGATCAAAAATGCCAGTAAACGTAATAGGCGTTAAAGATGTCCTGCAAGGTTTAGAGTTTATTGATGAAGATATGCACCAACGGATTAAAGCTGCTATTGATCCTTTAATGCGTGGCGTGGCTGCAAAGGCTAAAGGCTTCGTTCCTAGCGATTCGGCTGTTTTATCTGGATGGGCAAAACCACCATCTGAAGCAACAGGTTACCGACCATTTCCACGATTTAATTCTGGAAACGTTAAAGCAGGAATTGGATATAACTCAGGCGAAAATAAAATATTTAAAAATGGTTTTAGAGTAAGCAATTACGTTTACAACGTAAGTCCAGCAGGTGCTATATATGAAACCGCAGGCCGTTTAAACCCCGAAGGTCGTGCGCCTTTTCAGATGCTGCCATCTAAGGGTGCCAGTGGTACATATTCCACTAAGAGCCGTAAATCCAGAGCATTCAGTGAATATAATTCTAATAACCCATTTGCAGGTTATCAATTCGTAAAAGCGTTAGAACCCGTTACATCACAACCAAAAATTAAAGATATTCGCAGTGGTGGTCGTAAAACTAAGGGTCGATTAATTTATAAGGCCTGGGCCCAAGATAGCGGTAACGTTTATAATGCAATACTAGAGGCTATAAACGCCACAACTGTAAAGTTTAATAAAGCCACAGAAGTTAAGAAGGCAGCATAATGGCCAATATAGTCGTCTCGGCTTTAGCAACCTGGAATGGTAAGGCTCTTAAAAAAGGTCAAAAAGAACTCAACTCATTTGAGAAAAGTGTTAAAAGTTTTACTAAGTCATTTGGCATTGCATTCGGTGCTGCAGCCCTGGGAGCATTTACCAAGAGAGCAATTAACGCCTTCGCTGCCGATGAAAAGGCTGCTAAATCGCTGGCAGTTCAATTAGAGAATACAGGCAATGCATTCAGAATAGGTGAGGTAGAAACCTATATTGCGGGCCTACAGAATTTATATAAAGTACTAGATGATCAGTTACGCCCAGCATTTCAGACTTTATTAAACGCTACTGGGTCAGTCACTCTTAGTCAGCAGGCTCTAGAAACCGCATTAAACGTTAGTGCTGGTACTGGTGCGAGTTTAGAAACCGTAATCAGTGCAATAGCAGCAGGAGTCCGAGGCCAAACTAAGGCTATTAAAGGATTAAATACTGGCATAGATGCAAACATAATCGCCACTGGTGATATGAATAAAATCATGGCTGCGCTAGAAAAAAGATTTGCGGGCCAGGCTTTAGCCAGATTAGACACTTACGCTGGCAAAATGGATGCCCTAAAAGTAGCTGCTGCAGATGCCACAGAGATCATAGGCAAAGGTTTGATTGATGCCATTACCGTACTAGGCAATGATAATTCAATAGATGAAGCAGCTAAATCAATGAATAGTTTTGCTTTGGCTATTGCCGATACGGTCAAAGGGTTGGGTTTATTAGTTGCCGAGGTTAAAAAGTTCGCAGATAGCGATGTAGGCAAACTCATAGCAGCCCTGGCATTCCTTGTATTTGGATCTAAAAAACTTATCATAGGTGGAGCCCTGGCTTTAATTGGTTTAGATATTGGCAAAAGTAATCCCAGCGCTAAACCAAATGTAGGTGGTTATTCAGGCATTCCCGATTTAAAAACATCACAAGCCTTACTTAAGGCACGTAAAGAAGAATATAAAATTATTGCTGCAAAGAATGCCATAGATAATAAAAATCTTGAAGAATTGAAGAAGAAGTTTGATTTAGAACGCATAGGATTAACTGCAGCCCTAAATACTGCAACCGATGAAGAAACCAAACTGCGCCTTAAAGCGCAATTGGCAATAGTAGATGGAAATGAAGCTTTGGCTGCAAAACTATTGGCAGAAATGAACGCTGCCGAGGCATTAAAGAAATTGGCCGAGCAAGCAGCAGCAGCAGGTAAAAGTATTCAGGAGTTTGCCTTAATACAGGTTAAAGCATTAATCAATAGAATAAATGATCAAATAGCATTAATTAATCAAATGTTCGGTGCGCCTAAATCTCCAGGCACCAGTAATGCAGGACCTTCTATTGATTATCCACCATTAACAACTGAATTTTATTCTGGACAACAAGATATTGTTAATCCATTAGCTGGTACATATTATGGCGAGACTGGCAGAGATCCGATGCCAATAGAAATTACTGTTAATACCTCGGCAACTGGTGATCAATTTGCTCAACTCATAGCACAGAGTTTACAGGTGGCAACTAAGTCAGGCATATCTTACGGGGTAGCGGGCGGTCTATAGTGGCAGTACCTACGGTCAATGCGGTAATAAATTTTAGTACTGGGCCTAGTTTTGCACAAGCCTTTGTATTGGATGAGGGAATACTGGGCACCAATATATTATCTGACTCTTCTGCTGTAATTGTTGATGTATCTAATCAAATAAATAGTATAGAAACTACTAGGGGCCGTAACGCTTTAAGTGATCAATTTCAGACTGGCACTGCCACATTGCGCATTGTTGATCAGAATGGCGACTTCAATCCCCAGAACCCAGCGTCACCGTACTTTCTTCTTTTAACGCCCATGAAAAAGGTGCAGATAACAGCTACATATCTAGGAATTACTTATCCATTATTTTCAGGATTTATCACGAGTTATGTAACAACTTATCCAACTACTGTTGATAGTGCCGATGTTGCTATTACTACTATACAGGCGGTGGATGCCTTCCGTTTGGCCTATAACGCTCAGATAAGCACCGTTAGTGGTGCTATCGCAGGTGATTTATCAGGAACGCGTGTTAATCAAATATTGGATCAAATTTCATGGCCAGCAACTATGAGGGATGTGGATGCAGGTTTAACTACTATGCAAGCCGACCCAGGCACGGCTAGAACGGCTTTACAGGCTCTACAAACCGTAACGGATTC